TGATTAATAGTTGTTTGACTATCATTCAAAACAATAACACCAGCTCTTACAGTACTGCTGTCTGTAGCAGAATTATAAGCAAAACATGCAGAATCTCCTACTGTAATAATACTCGTTATATCTCTTTCAAAAGTTACATCAACAAAACCAGGGGTATTAAAATTCATGTTTACTACACCGTCGTTATCTAATGCAGCAATATTAAGAATTGCAGCTGCGCTTAACGAATCAGTTGGTATACTAGCTGTTGAAACTGTGGTAACAATTGATGTTGCTGTTGTCGTGGTACAAAAAGTGCTATTCCACGTATAATTGCCGTCTTTTATAGAATAATATTCGGCTTCGCTTAGTGCAAAATAAGTAGGTTTACCAATACTAAGTACGTCGGCATTTTCGGTGACAGGGTAAAATAAACCACTGTATTGTTTATTTGCAAAGCTAGAACCGCTACCAGGGCCATATGGTAACCTTGAAACAAGTAAATTACCTGGGGAATTTAATATTTCCTTACAAGTTTGATAAAAATATTTTTCAGATGTGGTTTGTGGTTTACCGAAAGTTTCTTCTAATTCAGATATAGAAGTTACGTTAATTACTTGGTCTGTCGGTCCTTCAGCTGCAAAACCAACAGCAAGTATTTGTGTGCCAACAATAGGTTGTTGCACAACGGATAAATCAGTTTCTGTTATTTGTACACCAGGTGAGTTTATAGAGCGCATAATACTTTGTATTATTATTTATGCGTTTTAGACTATTTTTTTGGTTCAAGAAGTTTCACATCGAACTGACTGAATTGTAATTGAAAAGAAGAATCAATAATACCTTGTTCTCTATAACTATAATTAATAGCTGCAAGACTTATTGGGAAGCAATAATAATATGTAAATTCTATAACCGGTACATTATATTCGTTTAAACCGTACAATGAAATGTGAGCTTGATGTTTACCGAGATTGTTTTCGTCAACAAGCGGTTGCGCTTCTGAACCGTAAATACTAGTTCGAGGTGTGTTTAAAATTGATATCCACTTCCAAATAACCCAGTAATTATAAAAATCATTATCGACAACAAAGTTGACTGTTAAAGGTTGCCAGTTTGGTCTAGTGTGACTTGTAGTATTGTACGTTTGACCGTGATACGGTACTTGTATAGTTGGTAATTGTACCTCTGGTATAATTGTCCCATGTACACTTATTTGTAATCTATCTCTACCTTTTTTTCCGTCATTTTCTAACTCTCTCTTTAAAACAGTAGGTAAATCTAATACTAAGATAAACTTATCAGTACCTGCTCTGTTTAAAACAGATTGTTCGCTCGGGTTAGTACAAAATATTAAATCATCTGACATATTATGATTACTTATTACAGTGGTTTGTAACCTTGCTCTAATAAAGTATCAAAATCTAATAAATCAGATTCGTCAAATAAACCACTATCAATAACAGAATGTGTAGAATTATCTACGCTAGAGTAACGGGATGTACTAGTAATAAACGTGTTATTAGGGTCTGTAATATGATCTTCAACAAGATGTCCAATTTTATATAACATTGGATCTAAATTCTGTTCAAGTGGTGATATTTTTAACGGTTTATTTTGACTGTCGTAATCAGTAATTTCAAAATATTGCTGACAAACTTCAGGTTCTAGCATAAACAAACTCCAAACTAAACTCATAACTTTATCATCAAAATAAGTATCGTTTTTTTTGCGATATGTACCGTTAGGGTAACGTATAAATGTTTCTAATTCTTTTATAGTATCCATATCGTTAACATAAACGACTTGTAGAGTGTTAATCCAATAACGCATGTTAGTTATACTTGCGAAGCGCATATTATTATGACTAATAACACCTATATGTCTCGTGCTTGTTGTTGAACCTGTAGTGGAAAGCTTAGAACAACTTACTAACTTTTCATAATAATGCTTATGAAATAAAGCATCTATAACCTGACCTCCGCAGTTATTTCTTTCAATTAAGAGTGGTGGTCTGCCCCATTGGTTACATAAGAACCGTAATTTATTAGCAAAGTGATATGGTTCAACAGTATTAGTGCTATAAACAGCTACTTGTTTAATTTCCGTTAAATCTGTTATATCCAATACTTGTGCCACAGATGATGCTCTTCCAATACCTTCCCCAACATCCACACCTATAACATATATTTTACTTGATAAAGGTTCTTCAAAAACTTTGTAATCTCCACCCTCTCCTTGCCAAATAGGTTTTTTTGCCTCTGTTTTAAATCTTTCAATAACCTCACCTCCAACAGCGGAATTACCAGAATCAGTAAACGTGTTTCCAAATTCTTGTAAAAAATCTTCTTCAGAACCTAAAGCTTCTATCATTTGCTTTTTCCACTTGTCTGTTCTACCTGGTACATCCCACCAATCAATACGTTCAGCTTGCCACCCGTTGGTGTTTTTTTCAGCTTCAGAATAAATATCGTAAAATTTATTACCGACCCCGTTGGGTGTACTCACCATAAAAATTTTTGTTTTTTTGCCAGATGATACAATAGGTATAACGGATTTCCAAAATTCGCTTAATAGATGTGGTTCAATAAATGCAGCTTCGTCTATACACAAAATACTAGCTGTATCACCACGAGCTGCGGTAGAGGTGGTAGTACTTATACCTATACTCGAGTCGTTATCGAACGTAACACCTGTTTTACCATATTCTTTTACCCCTGGTTTAAGAAAATTAGGTAACAATTCATACGCTAAACGTATTCTTTTAAAAATTTTAATAGCAGTGTTTTCATTATTAGCGACAATAACGGCTCTTTGATCTCCTGAAAAGCAAGTACACCACAAGGTGTATATTGTTAGAATAGTGCTTTTACCGCATTGCCGGCTAGCTAACAAACAAACAAACCGGTTGTTCATTAAAGAGCGTAGCGCTTGTTTTTGCTTAGGGTATAAAGCAATTTTTTCTTTACCTCTATCTATATGAGTAATTGTAAAGTAATTTTCAGCGAAATAAATTATGTCATTTTTGCAGCGCTCAAGCTCTCGTACCATCGCCGGTGTGTATGTAAACACAGCGTTCTCTTTTGGTATTTTTTTATCTCCTCTATAAAACTGACTTTCATCTATTGGAGCATCGATAATTTCTTCTTCGGATATAATTTGCTCATCAGAAATCGGCAACGGGGGTTGTTTTCTCGGTCTCCCCATAGTATTAAGTATTATCGTTAGTGCCGTTCATTATACCAAAAAACGTACTACGTAAATGTTCTATAAGGGCGTCTCGAGCGGATGCATTTTCTGCATGTGTTATACAAACCTTTTCACCATTAATATCATACCCGAGTATCATAAACGATTGTAAATATTCTGTTACAACTGTATCAAGATGGTAAAGATCTTTTAACTTGTTTTGTTTAGTTGTCGCTGCTGTATTATGAAACCTTGTAAATGCCTGCATAATAGCATCTTCAATTTGTTGGTTTATAGCATTCTCAGCAGGGGTGAGTTTGTTAGACTGTTTAACAGTTTTTATTGAAGATTTTTTTTTACGAGCTGTAATTTTTTTCTTGGGAGGGTTTTCGTCTTGAGCGGACATGTGATTATTTAGCGTCTTTATGATCTTTTACGATCAAATGTTTTTGAGGGTAGTCACTTGCCTTATTATTAACACCAAAGTCGACCAGTCTCTCAACTAATATTTCAAACGAATCGGTTTTTAGTTTTAATCTACCTGGTATGTATTGTCCGCCGTCATATAATTCTAAATACGTTTCACCTATAAGCGGGTCTTTTACATAACACGTACAAAATATAGACGCATTACCTGGGTCAATAACTATCGTCCACATTCTCGGATCTGCTTCACTGTAATTAGTGAAAAGTTTGTGAGTATAATACCCGCTATCTCTTAAACGTTTTAGCGTATAACCTAATGTTGTAAGCTTATTAGACATAACATAAAATCTAGTATTACTTTATGTCTTTGTCTGCAAAAGGTCAACATTATTTAACTAAACTTGAAATAATATATTTTAAAGATACATCATCGTTTTGATATTCAAAACAGACTATTTTTAAAGCGTTATTAACTTTAACTTTAAAAGAATCTGTCTTTGAGCTAGAAAATAAACGAACACATTCTAAACCTAGAACAATCGGGGTATTAATTTCTGTGCCCTCGTAAGACGTTGCTATCTTGTACGTTAAATTGTTTATATTTTGTCTCTCGTAATCGTTTAATTCACCATACACGAAGCTGTCTTTTGTGTACAAATAAAGCTTATCAGAATCTACTGTAATAGCGCTACCTTTTATAAGTTCACTAAACTTACCGCTTGTAAGATTGAACTCGTGATCAAAAACTAACTTTTTAATTTTTTCAGTGCTTAATGTATTTTTTGGTAACACTGACTCTTCAAGTAAAAAATATTTAAATTTAAAAGAATCATCTTTATAGATTAAATGATTATCGTTAACAGTAATAACGATATTTTGAGTTTCAACACAATCAAGTAATCTTATAAACCTCTTAACATCAGGTAAACCGATAATAAAATCTTGTTGTTCAGAAAGTAACGCAGCATCTGTATACTCTATATATAAAACAACACTGCCGCCAACCTGGCTCGTACAAACACAAGTCAGTCCTTTCTCAGTGAGACGTAACGCAGCATTATCTGTAACTCTACTTACGGGTGTTAAGATATGCTGTACAAACTTATCTTTATTTATTTTTAAATTATGCACCATTGAATGACTCACCGATCATAGCTAGTACTTCTTTAATATCCACTAAACTTTGATTGATGTCTCGTAAAACAGTTACAAGCTCAGTGTTGCTTGTAACTGTTTCTGAGTTATTTGTATCTGGTATAAACGAAGCAGCAGGTATCACTACAGGAGGAGGTAACGGGAATTGGGCTT